CAAGCCTCGGAATTACAAGTACCTGCAAAAGTACTTTGTCTTGCTGAATGACGTGCTGTTTGAATTGTGGCAGCCTGATTCGGTAGAGTTTCGCGGCGTGGCTTGCGTCAAGAATCGTGATCTGTTTCGCGAGCAGATAACCATTGCGGCAGGTCATTACGATATTTACATTGGCATAGATGGAAAGGCAAAGGCAGTAGCAAAATCAATCAGCTTCGCGGCACTTGATGAGGTTGGATTCGACAGGCTTTATCGTCTGACGATACAGTACGCACTTGAGAAGATTATCAAGAGCGATAAGCACGACTACACGACCATTGATAACTGGGTGAATGAAATAATGTCATTCGCATAGCGGTAATTACCTATACAGCCTGACCTTAATCCATGAAACGATAGCAACTCAATCCGAGCGAGGAATACAACATGTCAGACGTACAGCCACCTGCACTATTAGCAATAGGCCGCAGTAAAGAAAGATTCGAGTCTATAACCGTGGCAACATGCACTAAAATGGCTTATGAAAGTGAGTCAATGTTTGCAATGCAGGCCATACAGAAAAACGATTACATTTATGGAATAGCCAATAGCGCACCTGACAGCGTAAGAAACGCAGTGATAAACGTTGCCAGCATTGGGCTTTCGCTGAACCCTGCTACCGCTTACGCCTATTTAGTACCGCGTGATAAGCGCATTTGCTTGGATATAAGCTATCAAGGTCTAATCAAGATTGCCACGGATACGGGGTCTATTCGTTGGGCTAAGGCTGAGCTTGTATATACAAATGACACTTTTTTGTACAAAGGCATAGCTGTTTTGCCTGTCCATGAGTTTAACCCGTTTGGCGACAGAGGCGAGTTTGCCGGTGTATATTGTGTTGCAAAGACTTCAGATGGTGACTTTCTTGTAGAAACAATGACAGCAGAGCAGATACACAACATCAGGAACAAGTCAGAAGCATACAAAGCATTCGTTGCAAAGAAGGCATATCAATGCCCATGGGTAGACTTTTTTGGCGAGATGACAAAGAAAACCTGCATAAAACGCGCATCCAAAACGTGGCCTAAGTCTCAGCGCGGTGACAGATTGCAAACGGCAATCGGCATTCTTAACGACAACGGAGAGGGAATTGATTTTGCTTCTGATGATAGTGTCGTAGAGCATAAGTCACGCGACCAGATAGAAAAGGAACAGTACGAAGCCCTCTGTGATATGTATATTGATTCGCTCACAGTTATTAGGGAGTCACTCAAGGAAGATGATTACAGCACTGCAAAAGAGGCTTGGACGGAGCTAGGAGAGGAAGCCCAAACCGCACTATGGAAAGCGCCCACCAAGGGAGGATGGTTCACGACAGAAGAAAGGACAAAGATCAGGTCTAACGAATGGTCTGCCGCTTCCTAGTGGTAATCACGTATACAACCATTCACAAGGACGTGAAACGATTAGCACACCAACCCAGCGAGGAAATACCATGTCAGACATAATGATATACGACCATCCTGATTTTGAACCAAACCAGATGAATCCATCCGATATGATTCACGAAATAATTGATCTAGCGCGTCAGTGCTACGAGCAGCGCAAAGCGTTTGTTTCAGTACAGATATTCGGCGGAACTCAAGGAATTACAGTTATTTTGCACACTGATTTTACTGTTACAGAGTACGTTAATCTTGGCGAGTACATGCTAGTCCCTGTTGATTTTGACAAGTGCGAAATGATGAACTGCAACGGAGATGACGCAATGTATTTAATGGGCATCATTATCAAGTTGCAAGCAATCGTAGGGGGTGCGTGATGGACAAGACAGAGCTGCACGTATATCCAACAGACTGCGGCAAAACAGTCAGGGTTTATAGATCAGGTCGCTCGTTTGTTGCTCGGATTGACCAAATCAATGCGCTGTTTTTTGCGCGGTCAGCAAGCAAAGCACTAGCACGGGCATTAGCCTGGCTGAATACTCAAGGGGGTGCAGAATGAACAAATCAGAGCTTGATAATATAGTGGCAGAGCATGGAAAGTGGTTGCGAAATGAAGGAGGATCATGCGCTGACCTGAGTGGCGCTAACCTGCGTGGCGCTAACCTGCGTGGCGCTAACCTGCGTGGCGCTAACCTGAGTGGCGCTTACCTGAGTGGCGCTAACCTGAGTGACGCTTACCTGAGTGGCGCTTACCTGAGTGGCGCTAACCTGCGTGGCGCTGACCTGCGTGGCGCTGACCTGCGTGACGCTTACCTGAGTGGCGCTGACCTGAGTGGCGCTAACCTGCGTGGCGCTAACCTGCGTGGCGCTAACCTGCGTGACGCTTACGGCGGTAATGCGAGAATGCAATGCCTGCAAATTGATCCATACAGAATCATCGTACTAGACAAAGAAATAGTATGGGGAGGATGCACAAAGAAAACCGTGCAGGAGTGGCTTGATTATGACGATGATAGATTAAACGAGTCAGATAAAAAATACCTCGAAACAATTACCAAACCATTCATCAAAATGTGTATAGGTGCAGAATGAACCAGTCACAGGCAATCGTAGACCACTGCAACAAATACGGCTACATCACAACATTTGGCGCAATGAAGATAGGAATCCTCTCACTGCATCGTAGGCTGTCAGACCTGCAAGCGTTAGGGTATGAGTTTAAGTCATCGTGGTGCGTAGTACCGAGCCGATACGGTGACAATACAGCGAGAGTTAAGAAGTATCGAATCACTAAACAACCGAGGAAAGCAAAATGAGAGGCGTGAATAAGGCAATAATTATTGGCTCGGTAGGAAAAGACCCCGAAGTACGAGCTACGGCATCAGGTGATTGCATCGTGAACCTGTCAGTAGCAACGAGCGAATCGTGGAAGGATAAGCAAGGCAACAAGCAGGAGTCTACAGAGTGGCATCGGGTATCGGCATTTGGAAAACTTGCTGAGATTATCCGTGACTACGTTGTAAAGGGAAGCAAGGTTTACATAGAGGGCAAGATTAAGACTCGCAAGTGGCAGGACAAAGACGGCAAGGATCAATACACGACTGAGATTGTAGCGAATGAACTCCAAATGCTAGACAGCAAGGGTGAGAAATCAGCACCAGCGAAACAGCAAGAGCAAGCGCCTCCAATGTTCGAGGATTCAATTCCATTTTAGCCAACACAGCCAAGGATGGCATTACGGGAGTAAATTATGAGCAAGTATCAACGCACAAAAGAGCAATGCTTCATGGCTTGGGGAGAGTACAACTCAAAGCGTAACCTGCGACCAAAGCGGCCTTTTGAAATTAGAACAGAGAGGATGGATAGGTGTGACGAGTATTTTGATATAAAAGGGCAGCAAGGAATGCCAAAGTTAATGCGTTACGAATTTCGCTCAGTCTACGGGAGTAAATACTGATGACACAACATGAGTATAATGTCGAGCGCGATGCAGAAGAGTGGGCAGCGCACATGATTAAACGAGTGCAGGAGTTAAAGCAACAGAACGCAGAGCTGAAAGAGCAATCATCAAGACTTGCAGCCGAAGCCGTGAGGCAGGCTCAACAGAATGCCGACCTTTGCGTGAAGAACGCCGAGCTGCTGAACGTTATCAAGTGGGCAAACAATCATGGTGGGCTTGGATATTCAATCCATGGAGAGTTTGAGAAAGCCATCGCCAAGGAAAGCAAATGAAAGGCACTAGCACACACTGCTCATACGGCCACGCTAAAATCCTTTGGGGTTCAAGCATGAAGTGCCCAACGTGCCACCTGATACAGCAGCGGATTAGACGAGAGCGCAAACGAGACACAGCACCGGATGTTATTGAGAGTACACCGATACCTGATGTAGTAGTTGCATTGATACACAAGCCATGGAGTAACGTAGCGTGAGTGATGTGATAGATATTGAGCAAGTTGTTATATTTTTGGAGGCATGAATGGATTTTTACGAGATATTTGTTCGCAGTCCTGTAAATGGAACTGCTAGGAATATGATTACATACAATCAGTCTGTTGAGCATGACATACAAAAGGATGAGCTTGTGTATTTAATTGCTAGACTTGAAAGAAAAAGAAGGCTATTGAATAAAGCACTTGGCATAACAAGTAAAGCACAAAGAAAAAACCTGATGTATAGGATTGGAAAGAAACGACCAACAATGAGGACTGTACACAATCCACGCGGTGTTGATGAATGGTATAGAAACGGAATTGCTATTAGACGTCTATGCGATGAACTCGCAACCAGAATACAATAAACAAATAGGAGTAACGTAGCGTGACTGAGATATGGAAAGACATACCGAGCTACCCTGATTATCAGGTTTCTAATACTGGATTTGTTCGCTCGAAGGACAGGATGATAAAAGCACACAGCAAAGCAGGCGAGAGGTTTCTGCCTGGCCGCATCGTGCAGCAGAAGCTAGGCAATAACTGCTACAACGTGAGTCTCAAGAACGCTGAGGGCTATACGTCAAAGTCAGTGCGTAGGCTTGTGTGGATGGCATTCAGATGCGATTCTCCTAATTGGGTGCCAATTTTTGGTGAGTCCAACGGTTCATACGTTATGAACAAGGATGGCGACATTACCAACAACGCTATCGGCAACCTCGAACTCAAGCAGCCAAACCCAGCGAACAGGGATAAAAACCGCAGACGTAGGATTAAAGAGCGCAGCGCCAAAGACCCTGAGTTTCCCTCCGTATATTCCACAGTTGAGGATCGTGTTGGATGTGCTAGATTAGGCAATCGACTTCTCAGAATGGCATGGTGACAATATGAACTACTCAATAGATACGGTACTGGAAATAGTTGAAGATGCGCCAGAATTAGTCACTGTTTACTTTGAAGTTGATACAGAGGAAATGGAAGGCCGCTCACGCGATAACATCGAAGTGGTTGATGTGCTAGACCGTGACGGTGATTTGGTTGACTTTGACGCACACCTTGACGACATAATGAAAGCAATCAAAGACAACCGTGATAAGTGGGAGCGCGAATGATTAACTTAATCGCAGAGATTAAGCAGATGGATGATGACGAGTGGATACCTGCGCTAGTCGAGGCAGGTCTGTACAAGATGGCAAACACATTGATAGCTGTCAGGTGCGGTCATGCAGTAACCGAGGCGGATGTGCGAGAGCTGCACAGCCAGATGATAAGAGTGAGGGATTTATTATGACACAGCACACACCGGAGCTGCTGTCTGCGTTGTTATGTGAATTTTAACTACAAGGTGACGATATGAGCAAAGATATTACCAAGCTATTGCGCGACTATTTGAAAGAAAACGGCGGACTTATGTATGGCGATGATGGTGTGCTTGAAGTTATAAAATGTGCTGGTAACGATATTGTGTATGTTGAGCGCAGCGATTGCGGTCATTACAAAGACACGCGCATGATTGAGCTGCTAGATATTGTCGCTTGGGTTTACTGCAAGCAATTCACATAACCAAAAGCTAACCGGCGCGAAGCGTCCGAGTTGAGCGCGTTGTTATGTTTCACCTTCGAGGATAATAGTATGACTGAAGTTGTAAATTATGATGGGGCTAGAATAACTCTAACTCTTGGAGGAATTGAGCAAGGCCAGTATGTTTTTGTTTCTGACGCAAAGTATAGGCGCTCCCTTGAGTATGTAGACCAAGAACATTTCAGTGTTAAGGATTACGGGGAGGGTTGCATATTAAAAGGCAACGGTTTTGATGGTATTCCGCTCGGTGATGATAGGTGCGAAGCAGAGCGGTTTGTTAATTTTATAAACGGGTTTATATCACTAGCAAAGCAGGCAAAGCGCAGTGAAACATAACCCCAAGCTAACAGGTGAGCGAATGAACAAAGTGAATTAAGCGAGTCCGCGTTGAATGACTTGTTATGCGTAAACATAAGAGAGGTAATTTATGAAATGGAAACTTGATAGGGTTGATGTTTATGGAAAGCGCAACGCCGCGCCATGGTGGAAGATTCAGCGTTTTGACTATTTTTCTGGCAATCAAGCGCAATTTATCTGGTACAGGTTTGCGTTTGTATTTGTGCGCGGTAAAGTTGGAGCATAGGGGATATTTATGAGGCTCGACAGCTACAACTGCCCCGTGTGCGGCGGTAAACGAGGCAGGCAATTCAACCACGAGAAGTGCTCTCAACAGTTGAAAGCAGCGGCAAAGCCTAAGCGGAAGCGCGATAATCATAACTACTCGTACCTGCAAGGGGTTGACTTAAACACGCAGCATTTGAGGTTGGAGTGATTATGTTCGGATTAACAGCAATGACAGTTGGGATCATTAACAACGTATATGCAGCGGCTGAAGAATCGAAACAATTTAAGGAAATGTGCGACTCAATGGGCGAGGAAGGCAAGGTTTTGATGCAGAAAAGGATTGATAGGATGCGGCTAGACGAGCAGAGAAGGCATGAAATAGCTGTTGCAGAAGCAGGCAGAGCGCGTAATTTTTGGGGCGACTGAAACAACATTTAGCGGATACAGCACCGCCCGATGCTGATAGAGGATAACATCATGCCAAATATCTACGGCTAAAGCACCACGGGGGATTGCCTTGGTCAGCATCCCCTTTTTTATCCGATGAACAGCAATTCCTCTGCCTTCCGTCTGCGCCTTAATCCAGGCTCTGCACTTGTACCCTTGCTAATCCACCGCCCGAATTGTTTAGCGGCCAAGTCATAATGCCCTTGGTTCAACAGCTTCAACAGTGTCGAGTCACCTAATCCCTCGGCAATGTCATCACTGTCAATATCAGAGCCACAGTTATAAGCGAAAGATACCAAAGCATCGAATTGTCCTTGTGTCAGCGGAACTTTGACGAGTGAATTAACGTCACGCTCGAATGATGATACATCATGTAGAAATCTTTCATCGCACTGAGCCTGAGTCCATGTCATGCCTAGCTTAATATCCGGCCCTGTTGCTCCATATCCGATTGTGGGTACGCCTGCCGGACAAAGATAAGCCTTGTGCGAGCATCCCTCGAAGTGCTTGATTAGGTCAATGCCTGCTTGCGACAGTTTCATTTTGACCCCGCGATAATCGCATCTTTAGCAAATGATGTGCGTGATGTGCCGATCCAATACGCGATAGAGCTAGACCATGCACCAGTAACAACGCCGAAAATATAGACAGCCATATCTTTATTATCAGCAGGAATCACCATCGTTATCACGGCATATGTCATAGCGCACACCATAGCCGTCAGGAACAAAGTTAAAGCTGAAGGCATCCAATGCCCTGCATGTGACTGTCTTGCGCTCTGAACGTCAGCCAGCTCTGCCTGCAAAGTCTGCACCTGCAGATCCAGCAAATGCTTTCGCTCATCGGATTCAAGTTGCTGTACCTTCATAATCCATTCAGGATCACACTTCATTTTCTCCAGAACAGCTTCCGGGCTGGATGATGATCCGAGTGTCGATGCGATCAAAGCACCTGCCGCACCACCCGCTGGACCACCCAACAAGCCGCCAAGTATCGGAGCAGCATCAGCAACAGCGCGACCTACCTTTTCCCATGTTGAACTCATACAACCCACCTCGATGCAGGATATTTTTGCACAATCGTATAGCCCGTGTTCTCAAACCGATATATTGTGTCGTTGTAGTTATCAAGCACTACAGTCGTATCTTCCCACCTGCGCTTGAATATGCCAACTCTCCTGCGACTAGGAACAAGTAACACAGCGTGGTTAGTATCAGATCGCCTTGTAGTGCATACCGCAATCGTGAGCAACGAAACATCGACACCTGCCTCTTTCAATTCCTGCGCTTTGAGAATCGCGTAGTCCTCGCAATCTCCAGTTCCGAGACGGCGTGACTCATCAGCTTTTTGATAGTGGCTACCTACATCAGGTTTATATCGGAGTGAATGATTCACCTTGTAATTTATGTCGTCAAGAATGGCAAGGTCTACGAAGCTCATCATGACTGCCTGAATATAATCTGCCATGCCATTGTGGCAGTCATCATAATCATCCATATCATCGATGCAAATACCATCTTGCGAGCTAAAACGAGTGTCGGTATTTCAGCCTCAATCGCTGCTAGTCGTGTACCACCATCATCATGAAATTCTTTAATCTCTGCAAAAGCCCTTTCAATCGCTTGACCCTGATTGAGTTGCCGCTCTTCCATCCTTACCTGAGTGCGCGAGAATGATACCAATTCATCAGTGTTAGCCTTGATACCCTCAAGCGCCGCCATAAGCCTAGCACTATCCATCTCGACTCTCTGGATTCTATCGCTCAATCCTGCGTTTGGGCATTCTGCACAGCTCATATCAAAATATCCTTATTCCTGAACAGGTAACTTATCACCTTCAAAGTACACAACAAAATCCTTGCCATCGAAGGTAAGATAAACATAACCAGCGGGGATAGGCGATACAGGCACAGTCACATCGTCAACAACTTTGCTCTTGATCTTAATCATGGCAAATACTCCACTATCCAATGCTCAAGTGACGCAGTATCAGCAGCATTGCCACTAAACGTAATCTGGATAACTACATCACTCGCAGTATCTACAGCAGATGTGGTCGTTGTTCCTGTCGTAGCACCCAAAGCAGTAGCAAGACCAGCACCAACCGCAACCTGACTGGCTGTGGTTTTGTTATGCAATACAGTCTGTGCAACAGAACTTAACACAGTGTTTGCATAAGCCTGCAAATAATAAGTAGTGCCACCAAACTTGAATAAACAAGTCTTAGCCGCAGTAGTCCCAGTAAACTTCCAAGTCGCCGTAATCCTGATAGACCCAGTAGCACTCATCAACCCACCAGGAACAGTTATCAACCCCGGAGCCATATCAATAGCTGCACCCGTACCGCTAACAGTCTGACTGCCTGTGCCTTGCGATACGACTACTGTAGCCTTTGGGTTTCTGCCAAAACTTAGCATCACGCCACCTCAGTTGTCATAAGTGTGAAGGTTCTCTCTGCCGCTTCGTTTGACCCTGTGACAATCCGAACATAAGGAAATCCAGCAAACAATGCAGGATCAAGAGAAATCCATCTGCTAGCTAGAATCGGAATCACATAGGAAACACCAGTGTAGTCATAGTGACTAAGGGCATCCGTACCATTCAGGCTGACCTGAACCGTAAGAGTGGTAGAGGTAACAGTTGCAGGGGTTACGATTGCGACCAACCCCCTGCACGATACCTCAGCACCTACCCGTACCCAATCGCTCGTAGTTTGACTACCTGCACCATCACGGTAAACAGTTGCGGTTAAATTTCTCATCAGAATGGCCTCACGTAAACTATTGCGGTTATTGCTGGGCCGGTGGCCGCAGCATCTATTAGGTCGTAATCTGTCGCACGTCTTGCAAGTACTTTGCCCAATAATCCAGCCGCTAAATCTGCATCGTTGAGTATGTCAGTAACACAGTTTGCTTTAGTGTCTCCTGTGATTGCTCTGTATCCGTCAATGAACGGGCAGTTGTTTGCAGCATTATCAGCATAGGCAACAAGATCAGCACGCATAAACGCATAGCCGATGACTGTCATCATGTCTACAGGGTTTGCCCCTGTTGCCATAGCATTGGATAAATCGGCAGTCATTGCTACTGTGTAAACTTGTTTCGCCATTATTCTTGTAGCAGCTAAATCATAGACCCAAGCCCCCGCAGTCCAATCCATTGTAGGATATGGTCTTTGATCTACTGCGGTATCAGACGGAGAACGCTTGTCGCCCTCGTAATAAGCGCTTGAACCGTCTATGTAGTAACCCATTAGAATGACCTCTTAACGGTTGTCTTCAGTTTCCATTTTGTATAGTCGAGCAACTTGTAAGTGCTTGGAAGTGAGTAATCAACAACGTAAATTGCGTTGGCTGCGACTAACGATATATATGTGTTCACACTTATAGATACACCTGTATGGCCGAATGTATACCCCTGCGGATCCATTGACGGAGCTAGAAACTCATAGCCAACAGCATAAGTGCCATCAGTTGTAGTACATACCATAGTCGTTGTTTTAATAGATGGGCAGCCTACGTTATGGTTTACAGTGTACGAACTACTAACAGCCAAGCCATAGTTTGCAGACTCATAGACACCGTTGTAAGCATAGGCAATAGTCGAAGTAACCGCACCCGCAGCCGCTATAGCCTCACCGACAAACACGCGCCAAGCCTTTGTAGTGCCGCTTGAATACATGGTCATCGTTGTATAGTTGAATGTATTTGTGCCCGTAGCAAGTGAAGGGCTATAAACCGGAGCGGTTAAAGTCGTACCCGTTGTAATAACTCCAGCACTAGACACATCGACATACAGATAATTAGTCCCATTCTGACAAGTGAACGTCAGGTTTGCAGTCGAGACACCTATACGGTCAGAGCCAAGACCAAAGCCCTGCGAAGCACATACAACAAACGGAGCGGACGCGCTGATGTTTTGAGTTACTAGACTTAAATCGGCATCAGTGGCAGGAAGGAAATCAGGATAACCTGCCGCAGTAATTGGCCCACCTTGTACCGTCTGCCTTACCATGCTCAATGGATAAACCGGCAAAGGATTCAGAATAACAAAGTCTGTTCCGTCATATTCAACGACTGCAATCTGTGCTGACTTGCAAACACCTGATCGCTTGTTGCCTGCGTCATCGTATTGCTTCAAACTCTTAGCGCCCAAAGCATTGACGTTTAGTGTGTTACTTCCAATCGTGCCGTCAGCATTCAATTCAATAGTGAACCGCTGCCCTTCAACATAAGCACTGACAGCAGGCGATGCAGTCGTAATGGTGAAATCAGGTGCAGTACCCGCAGTCGTATATCTGATGCCTTCCTGCTCTCGCGCATTCTTCACAATCTCAAGCGTTGCCCTAGCAGTGGCACTATCAGCATCGTCTAACAGGGTATTGATATAGGCGGTCGGAGTGGTAGCCGTGAAATCAGCAGGAACAAATAAACCAGGATCGCCTGTCGTAGCATCAAACCCAAGCAGCTTGCCCATTCTCGCAGCAGCATTGCCAATCAACGTCATCGCAGTTGCCGTAACGTCATCAAACGTTAAAGACCTGCCCGTCACAGACTGATTGTATTGCAATATGGAATAAAGGCGGTCAACGTCATCATCTAGCGTGTCAGATAATAGCTCCCCGTTTTGCTGATAATCAACAGTACGGGCAAACGATGGCACAAGTTTAATCAGTAACTCAGCAATTCCGGCAACCGGAGCTGTAGTAAATACCACATTACCGCCTGACCTAGTGCCAATACCGCTTACCGAGTAAGTAGAATCAGAAACAAGGACATCATCAGCATAAACTTTAATATCAGCATCATCAAACGCGCAGAAGGTATAGGCAAAAGTGGTTACAACCCCATCGGGATTATAGGTGTTATATTGCGTTTGGGCAGGTATTGCCATTACCAATCAACTCCAACTTCAAACGTGCCACTATTAGGTTGCCAATTATTGCCCGTCAAGGCATCCGGTTTCCTGTATTTACCGACAGACTGTATCCGCTCAGGGGTATGGGTAATAGCACTCGCCGCAGAGTCAATGTAATCATCCTCGTTGCTTGTAGTCACAGGGTTAAATTCCCGCATCTGATCCTCGACAATCTCAATCACTGACTCATGACAAGCCAACATGCCAGACAATAGCAATGGTTCAAATGCCTCTATGATGCGCTTGTTCTTATTGGTTGTTTCCTTTTCCTCTGTAACCCCACAGACTAGATGCCTTTGCTTTAATGCCGCCTTCATTACAGCAGGCATGAACCCACCTATACCCGCCGTCTTGATTGTTACCCTTGGTATGCTGAACTCTTTGACCACATCGCATATCTGGAACACCTGACCACCTGTAATGGTCTTGCCATCATCGGCAAAGATGGCAACATCGCCTGTAAAGGTTAATGCCCTGTGCCAATAACGCTTCCCGTTGCAGTCCTGAAACATCAAAGCCCCTGCCGATACATCACTGTTCAGCTTCCCGCTCGAAGGGTCAACAGTAAACGAGCAGCCTACCATCTGCACTCCGTCAATCTCCATCACTGGCGAACCATTGGCAACTCGTAAATCAGGCTCAGACTGGTAACGTATCATCCTGTCCGGATCAATTCTGACCTCTATAACAGGCTTGGCATGGAGCTGATACTGTGAATCCCATTCATTCATGGTCTTGCATTTCTGCCTGCGTTTCTCCATTTCCTTTGGCGTGAACCGCTCAGGCCATAATGCACCGGAATAGAAGTCAGCAAGGATTGCAGTGGCAGCAAGCATGACTTCCCACCGATTCCCCATGTTTGTCAGCGTGTAATCAATCCCCGCCTCTAGCAGTCGAGCATATTTACCAATCCCTGAATAGACGTACTCAGGTTTGAATGACAACGTAGCATGGTCTTTGTTTTCTATCCTGTGCTCGTGCTGGAAGGCTTTCAGTATCAAACACTGCGAGTTGGTCTTCACATCTTCATAGAGTGACTTATGCGTGTGAGGAGTGCCAACGTACAAGGTGCGGCCTCCAGGCACTAGGATGTGGGTTTGTTCCCCCAATCTATACCGGAGCTTCTCCCTTGCGTCAGCCGTCTGTATATTCCTTGGCACTTCAACATCGTCATTCTGTACTTCATCGGCCCGTGATGATGTGACGTTAGACGTTATTCCCCTTGCCTGCATTGACGGGTTACGCTCATCAATCGAACCGGATACCCACCATTCCTGCACCTCGCCCTTTGTCTTTGTCATTGCCCTGCGGCATAGTGGATGCTTTGAGATAATAGCAAGAGTGTCACGGCTCATCTTGTAGGCGGTAGAATCTTGGTCGCCTTGGTGCAGGATGCGGTACTTGCCGTCTGTGTAGTAATACTTCCATGCATTGTAGACAGCAATTATGGAGGACTTGGCATGACCGCGAGGCATCATCAACAGGCCATCATCCCAATCATCTTGCAGGAAATCACAGACAGCGAAGTGAAAGTCAGGCACATCCCAATTCTGGATGTCAGCCCATATCTGGAAGAATACTTTTAGATCAACCTTTCTTTCTATCAAAAGCCAGCACCTTAGTCGTTGCCGCGTTGATTATAGCTGATAACTCTGCATCCTCCCTATCGCCATCATCAGACTGGGCAGGCTTCAATAGTCTAGCAATGTCAGCCGATAGCTTGAGTGAACTAGATGCCATTTGAGTCAACCATCGTCTGTCTCCGCGCTCCTGTTGCTCTGTTAGCCGTAGCCCACAAGCCTCATCAAACTCAGCAATGGCGTTATCAATAGCCACCTCTTGAATGCGCATAAGCTCTTTTAGTTGATCTTCTCTCATTGCTCAGCTCCAAACATTGCACCAATATCTGGCGCCCTTTCTGGCACTGATTCGCCAGGCTCCCACCAGAATTGCTGTCCTGTATCAGTCTTGATTCTACGCTTCATTCTGTTCAGATAGCCGGGATTAGCCATTTCCTGCATATCATGGAACACCATATGGTCAAATGCGCCTTTGGTATAAAACAGCGTTGATCCAGGTATTAACGGTCTAGCCCATCTGAGCATCTTGGCTGCACTGTCAGGCTCTTTTGCATCATCTCCTGCTGCTATCTGCTTTTGATACTCTGCTTCTTCTAATGCCACTTTTATGGGAGTGCCGATAAATGAAGCTGTTGGCCCCATTATTACTTCAGCCATGCCCTGATTGTATTTAGTCTTGCTGCCGAACAGGAAGTCCCCGTAGATACCAAAGCTTCCACCCTTCATAAATGCAGCGCCCCAGAATTTAGGAGTAGTCATATCTTGCGGGTCTTTGCCTTGGATTAAATTATTCAACTGCATAGACAACGCGCCCATGATAGTTGTTGCCGCTGTTAGTGTTGCAGCATACCCTGCCTTACTAGCAAATGAAGGCATACCCGCCATGCGCTCCATGTGGCTGAATATCATAGCAAGACCAAATGACTTGAACTGCCAGAAAGAGTTTACCACCTCATCAAGCACGGGGTTATATCCTTTGCCTGCTGAAAGGTATAGCTGAGTCTTTAGCCCAGGCTCTATGATTGCCATCTTTGCTTCTTCTTGCACAATGCCTAGCAGCTTTGTTGCGGCCCTATCTCTGAGTCGCATTGCTGTTTCTGCATCACCTCCAAGCTGTTCATCTGTCAGCCTGTAGATGTTATCCGCAGTAATCAATGTATCGCCCTTGCCTCTAACGTCATCAAGCTGTGCCAGATTCCATACTGCCCAATCTTCTCTTGTTACGCCAAGCTTTACAAGGTGCGCGATGTCCTCTGGTTTATAGCTGTCGAACGGCTTACGGGTTAGCTTGCCTAATACATCCATGAACTCCATAGAAAAAGCTTGCCTGCGGATGTCGGTTAGCTGCCCCAAGAATGAAGCTTTCATTGTTGCGCTTGCGAACTTTTGCGAGTATTTAGCGAATGAATCATGCCATGAAGTTCCGGATGAGAAGCCATCCTCACCTAGTCTGCTGAAGCCGTTCATCATAGTATCAAGACCTAATCCCCTACGCCTTGCGGCATCTCTAAGCTTTGGATTCTTGTACAAGTCAAGCTCTTTGCCTATGACGTTGGAAAACTGCATGTGGTTATGCTTTGCAGTCAGGAAGCTTGTGCCATAATCAGACATGGATGTTATAGTGGCTGAACCCAGTATCGGCATCTGCAATGACCGGATGCCTTTCATCACATTACTGAAAGCTGTAGCGGCTGGAATTGGAGCTGATCCTGATTGTATCTCGAAAAGCTTCCTGACATTGTTGGCATTCTGGCTTATCTTGTTCATTGCCTTAACAGTGTTCTTTCTTCCTGATAATGCAGCCTTGGCGGTATCCTCTGCGTATCGCAGTGAATCCTCAAAATTACGCATAGCATCAGGGCCAAATGTTTCTATCAATGCCACATCCCTAGACATACTTGTTATGTGACCAACCATTACATCAAGCATGGACTTCTCGCCAAAGTCCTGCCAGTAGATAGCCTCTGCTTCAGCATCTTCAAAATGTATCTGTCTGTGCGAAGAGTTGCGATTAGCTGTTGACGACTTGCCACCACCTCCAACAGACTCACCTTTAGCCTCTGCCTTTCGCATATCGTCAATGCGTCCAAATGAACCATCGGAAACAATCTGCCTGTAGCTGTACTCTAGAAACTTTGTCACTTGGTCAATAGACATCAATGAACCATCTTCGTTGACATACTGGCTCATCTTAATAAGTGGCTTTCCATCCTTGCCAGTCAGCATCTTGCTAACCCATGCTTCCATACCTTCAGAAGCCATGCGTACAGCAGAGTGATGATTAGGCTTGCCCCAATTCTCAAGCTTGCCTACGTTTCCGCCTGCTCGATTGAACCTCTGCCGCAACTGCTCTGCTGTATCTGTGAATGCCTTGGCGCCTGCCTTTGCTGCTGAATTGCCAGAATCCATGCCGTACAATTCAAGGTGTAATGCCTTTGTGCCTTCTGACGTATCAAATAGCCTGAGGAAATCAGGATTTGCCGCCATAACAGTATCGACAATGTGACTCCATCCCATGTCACGAATAGCCAATGACTGTGATTCTAGCGATTGAATGCCTGAGCCGCTGCGGTTTGTTGCCACCATATCCATGATTCGATCAACGCCTTGCAAAGGGTCAGCGTCTACAATTGCTTTCATCTTTGCCTTGACAACAACATTGGCAGCCTTGTTGCTTGCTTTTCTTGCTGTCTCGGCTATCAATTCCTTAGCAGCCCTGTCTGCCGCCATCTCTACACGCTCTTGCTTTGTCATTGACAACACTAAATCACGGTCATTACGAGCCATCTGCCGCATGTGAGATGATAGCCTTTCCTCTATAATCGCCTCTTCCGCTTTCGTAAGCTGACGACCTATAGCCTTTGCTGCTGCCTGTCCGCATTGTGATTTCATCAATCCCCCAAAATACAACCAGCAACAGCCTTGAATGCCGTGCTTAATGTCTCAGCATTGCGAACTTCTGCAACAGAATCTTCTAGAACCTTTCTTCCGCTCACCATATTACCTGATTCCGCATCAACAACCTGAACATCTCCAACTTCATCAATTGTTCTCTTTGCCTCAAGTATATGATAGTCATTGTCAATGACTGATTTTACCTGACCTTCTACAGGTGCAGCCTCTACAGGAGCAACATCTACAGACCTCATAGGAGCTGATGCTTTTGCTACTCTTGCCTCATCAATCAATTCAAGACCTGCATCCTTTCCTGCTGTGACTAAATCAACGCCTTCTGCTGTCCTAGATTCAAACCTAACCGAATCATCAAGCATGGATAGATTAGGCTCTCTGCCTTCAGATAAAGCGCGTATAGATTCCTCCATGGCGGCTGTGTGCATATTGGCAGAATGCTCATCAATTGGTCTGCCTGGTGCGCTGTCGTATGTCCTTGACTTGATGTTAGCCAATCCCATCAGGTCATCAATCTCGGAAGGATTCGGCTTGTAGTCGCCAAACATATAGCCGATGTTATCCTGTATGGATTTTGTGGCGCCTTTACCGATTATCGCATCAACAACATCTGGTGCTGTTTCTCCCATTCTCTTAGATACATAGCCAAAAGCAGCACCCATTGCGGCATCTAGCACAATCGCATTCATATCCCAAGGGTTGAAGTTTGCAGCTTGATCTGTTCCTTCTAGCATCTGCGACTGTACCGCTCTTTGTGCTATACCAATAAGCGGGTTTATTGCAGCATTACCTACTACTTTTTGAACGCCAGTCTTGCCAAATACAGGAAGCCATGCGCCTACCGCTGTCGCAATACCTGACGCAGTGCCTACATCTAGCGCCTTGTCAACGTCAATTCCATGCCTTACAAGGTCTGTACTTGTACCCATCTGAGCGTTTGCAATCATCAGTGATGGATTGCCAAGACCTAAAGCAAGCTGACCTAGACCACCAACAAGACCACCACCTAATTGACCAGCCATTCCAACTTCTTGCTCGCTAGGCGTCCAATAGTCGATAGCATCATTGAACGTGTCGTCTATAACATCCTTGAAGTATAGGTCTTGTCTTTCTGTAGTGCCTGCCATCTTATCCCACACAATAGACGGTACTGCTGCTGCCATTGCTGCTGTTCTACCTGTTTGTGCGAATGTCTCACGCATGATGCCCATGCCAAGACCTTTGCCAAATCCAGTCCATGCGCCTGACTCGACAAGCGATTCATCAATGCCGAAATTATCGGATAGTTCGTCAGCCTGTCTCTGTGTGCTTTCATCATAGAAGAAAGACATTATTTGACCTCGATAATTATCGGCTTGTTGTGGCGCCTTACCGGAGTGTCTCCAACAGCAATCATATACTGATTGTTCTTGTATGGCATCAGATTAACCCTGCTCCACGGTGTTCCGTTTGGGTTCTCTGTGTTGTATGCCGCCTCTGCTTTCTCTAGGAAAGACTCTGAGTCCATGCCAATAGGAGCAAGTACCCTGCGGTTAGACTTAACAACAATGTTACCTGTAGTTGCGCGTATAGCTTCGTCCATTATTTTTGCATCAACCACCGAACTATAAACCCCTAGCTGTTCAGACCTTGCAGCATAGTAGGCTTTGATAGACTCGCTTGCCTTGGCAAATGATTCTTGATTGATAAACGCGCCTTTGGTTGCGTCCATCATTGAGGCATTAAACTTAGCCTCATCAGGAATTGGCATCTTTCCTGATTCCCTGCCTGACTTCATCAACTCAGCACCACGGGTAAGCCTTAACGCGATGTCATCAGAATCGAAGAACTTATCAGCTCCAAAGGTATTAGACTCCATTTTTACCTTCATACCGCTGCCGTACATCTGCCCGGCAAGGGCATCAGCAGGACTATCCGCTCCTACATCCTTCATTATCTGGCTGTATGCAGTGCCGCTAGACTCTTTCAGTTTGGCAAAATATGAGAGCCTTTGTTCACCTGACAGTGTAGAAATGTGCTGCACAATAGCCTTCTTCTCTGTTGGCTTGAGAATGCCTGGATTCTTTCCGGTTTCTTTCTCAATTGCTGAAGCCTGCAATTCCCTGTTTCTGATTGATACAGGATCAGGATTGCTAAGATCAAGCTGTGTTATCTCGCCACCCAACATCTTCTCATTGAATGAGTGCGGGTCATTGTTCTTCAGTTCTTCTCTGTCATTTGATGCTTTCTTAAAGCCCTCAATCATTGCCCTTTGTTCTTTTGTTGAACCAGATGCCAGCATCTCTCTTTCTTGCGATTCAATGAACGCATCCCTGACATGTTTAGGCTGCTTCATCACTTCCTGAATCTTGGTCTGCTGCACAACTAGGTTATTAAATTGTGGCTCGTATGGAGTGCCTTTGACTCTTTCGCTAGCCGCTAGCAAATCCTCGGCAGGAAGTGTGGCGCCATCCATGATGTTGTCAAGAAAAGCCTGATTGGTATCTTCTGCAATCTTGAGTTTCTTGTTCTCTAACTCTATTGCCTTGCGCTCTGCCCTGTCTTTCAGCGTGTTGATGTTGTTCTGTAGGTTTGATGTCAGCACAAGGCGTTTATCAGGGTCAAGTATTGCTACTGCTTTTTCGCTTTGCAACTGTCCAAGGACAGCGGACAACTTGCCTGTATCCTCGCCTGCATTCATGATAGCAATCGATACAGAGTCAAGCCCTGCCTGCTCCTTTGCCTTGCGTATCATCTCAGGAGCATCAGCACCAAAAGCCCGTTGCATCTCTGCGCCACCCTCCCCATCAAGCCATGCAGAAGCGGCCTCATAGTTTCCGAGGTTATTCTTCCTGAATGAATCCCATGACTCCGTAACTGATGACTGATGGTCTTTCTTGGCCGCGTTTAATGCTGAACCCTGAAACCTAGCCAAGCCATTGACACGAGTACCCTCAAGCGAACTGACAAACTCTGCCCTAGTTTCATCGTCTAGCTCATCAGCGAATGGGGTAAGCTCATCCTTGAGCTTTTTTGCCGTCTGCTCGTATGCAGGCAATAGCGCATCTGAACCTATCGTACCTTCTGCGTGCTGACGCTCTAGGTCTAATTCAGCAGTCTGTAATTTTGTTTCGTACTCGTTTCTAAGTGTCGATGCCTTGTTGCGTTTCTTGCGTGACTCCAATTCAGATTGCAATTCAAGGTTAGCTTTGAACTGTGACGATACATCACTGACAGCATCACCGATTATCTTGGCAGTCATTGCCCCGCTGTTATTCTCGACAACAGTCGATACAGTCTGAGAGCGCCTTATTTCAGGTGCAGCATATCCGAAATTGCCAAGCGGTATCTGTGCCATGGTCTACCCTATTATGTTTTAGTGGTCTTCGGCTTTGACGCTTTGTAATCGCCATACCCACCGACAGCAGACTTGGCAGCTCCAACATATCCCGCAGTCTGTGCAGCCTTACCACCTGCCTTCAGTGCAGTAGCCTCATTCGTTGCCCTGTTGCCAATGGATTGACCAGTCTGATTGCCGCGCTTGAACGCATCCAAACCGCCAAAGATACTCATGCCTGCGTCTTCCTCTACGCCTCTGGTTATCTCGCTCTGTAATTCAGTTGCCGTCCCTAGCCCTACATCCATTCCACTTGCAGCAGCACCGGCTCTAGCCTTGGCTCTCTGCTCTCGTCCCGCCTTGCGTACCTGCTCTGCGCGTAATTCAGCCGCTTGCTTTTCAGTCTTGGCATCAGCCTCTGCTTGCTTGCGTTGAAATTCACCCTCTGCCTCGACCTGATCGGCTTGAGCATTGGCTGCTTTCTTTTGCTCTTGCCCTTGGTAAATAGCTGATCCGGCACTAGCTGCAATACTAGCTATGGCAAGATATGCGCCTGCTTCTAGTCCCATTATCTATTCCTCCAGTACTTTTCTGAATAATTGTCCACTTTTGACAAAGCCCATTTTCTCGTAAAACCTTGTTGTCTTATCAACGTGGATGCCTGTTGTAATGCCAATGTCCATTTGCTTTGCGCCCATATTCTTGCACCAAGACTCAAATGCCAACAACAAACGAAAGGCAGCAGAACCACCCCTATGCTCAGGATGAACAAAGAAACTGTAATCGAACCCATGTAACTCATCGCAGAACCAGAACTCTGTAACGCCTCCGGCAATTCCACCGATAATCTCTCCAGCCTTTTCTGCAACAAACACAACGCCATAACCGCCACCTATCAAACCTGCCATTAAATGCTTGACCTTATCGCAGTCAAACGGCAACTCACCATAACTAGACTCAGCATGTAAACAGCACCCCAACTCAACAATCCTGTCTATGTCATCCAGTGTTGCAACTCTAATCATCAATCATTACTCTGGAATTTGTATATCACTTGCTGAACGTGAAACGGTAGCGGGTCTTCCTGCTTGATAACCACCGACACATCGCCACGACTCCAGCCCAATAACTCCATCCTATGCAATCCAGTGAACACACTAGGCGCATCATCCAGAATAGACGTATCAAGCCTGCGAAACGCTACATAATCGCCGTTTATTTTACACCCATTCGTATTGAGAAACCGTATTGTTATCTCGCCAATTCGATTGGAATTGCCATGTATCGAACCATTGCCCGTGCCGAAATCCTGCATCAATGTCTCAATGGTTGTCGTATAAGGTAAGCCAATCACAACACTCGTTGCCTCACGGCCAATCGTAACACTGCCACCACTTACAACAACATCATCCAACACAACGCCATCGGCAAGAACTGATACGGTCTTGCCCTCAAGATGCCCAAGCCCTGACCACACGGCAGACGATGAACCCGTACCAATAACACAAGAGTCCAACAACACATCAGAATCCATGCGCTCAATCATCCTGACACCATCACGATTAACACACAGCCACAAAGTGTCCCCATCAGTAGACGGAACACTGCACACAGACTCGACCAATCCATCCGTTTCATGATGCGCCCAAGCAACAACATCATTCTCTCGCTCAATCGTCACAGATACCAAGTCACCATCAGCCCGAACCAGCCACAAGATAGACTCAGGCTCTGGGTTATAAGCCATGTCTACAATGCCGCCCTCGGTCAAATGCTCAGACATAATCGACAAGTCTGGAGCGCCATAATCATCCGAGTCATACTTGTAAGTGAATGCCCTTAGCTTACGGCCCGCACGCTGCACAAAGTACAACTCATTTCCAATCCTCTGCGGACGGACATAAGAACAGCCAAATACTGACTGATTCTTGATCTGTATATTTGTCGGCGCAATAGGCTTCTCAACACCCCCAGCAAACGAGTATTCCCCATTACTAGCCATTGCCACCAATGCTTTACCCTGCATCAGGTGAACAATGTCAGCCTGCTCACTACCTGCAATCGTTACAGACAACGCATCGTCATCCAATGAACCAGGCAGAAAATCAAGATAATTCCCGATGCGAGAGAACCATACAGTATTAGGGCTGAACGCTGTACCTGACACTACGAGTCTTTGTTCATAGCTAGTGACTGTTGCAGGATAACCGCTGTCAGCAGTCCACGCAGGACGCATAACAGCCCAAGCATTAGCCCCAGGGGATACCGCACTGGTCAGAGTCTTCTGGATAGTGCCGATATAAGATGATGCTGTTGCACCTGTTACAAGCACATAACCGCTATTGATTGATATAATCGACCCTACATCGTCAGCAGTGGCAACGTTAGCACCTGAGGCGAATGTGGTAGCGTATCTATAAATGATTGCGCCAGTGAATAGAGTTGCGCTCTCAGTACCCTTGGCAACTACTGTGCATTGTGTAGTGCCACCAACAACAACATCGTAATAGAAAATTTTCCCCGTAGTGTCTGTGACCTTGATAATGTCGCCAATGTTGCAATTAGTGATAAGGCCTGAGTATACAAACCGGATAGCATTAGACCCGTTATAGGTAGTGTCTTGTGCATACGACACGGCCCCTACCGTTGATGCACCGTCTGTCCCATACGACAAGGTGATAGCAGACCCAGCGGCCAATGATGCAGCGGCAATGGTTAAAGGCACTTGAGGCTGGCCATCCATCCACCAATCCAGATGATTGATTGTCAATGACTCGAATGGCTTTATTATTTCTATCGTGTGCTTTATAGATGAGGTTGGCAGCCCATGAGCATTGGCTGTTATGATTGCCTCACCACCACCGACCGAGTAAATCCTGCGGCTGACGTTTGTTCCTGATGCGTCAATCCTATAATCGGAAGTCCTGAACACAGCGGCGTATGCATTACGGCCTACCCCAACACTGGCAACATCAAGAGTCAGCGTACACTTTGGCTTCCATAAATCTTCCTTAACGGGCTGATTGACATACTCAACGTCAGACAACGTCCATGAATCATGTGCCAATCTAGTTAATCGTGCCAATGGATGATTGCGGTGAGCGATAAACATCTGATCGCCTGCCTGCGTGTAGCTCAATTCCTTTAATTCTGACTGAGTATAGGTCGTTGTAATCTGATAGACGGCATTGTTCACGTCTACAACAGCACCTGAGTCAGTAAAGAACCGGATGTACCCAGCACCAAACTCCAGACAATAAGCCTGCGTGCGGTCAAGCACATAACGAATCAATCTAACAGAATTAGAGCTGCCAGCATTAGTAACGAAAACAGTACCATCACGCCTGCGAATGCCACCGTGCTGTAATACAATCCCATTGGTTACCTCTTTAGCTCCAGCCAGATAACGGGCTAAGTCAGACCTACCGTATAATCTAGGGCTTATCTCTCCAGCCGTGAAATTAGACTGTGCTACGGTAACTCTTGGCATTACCAAGCACCATATCGGGCAGCCAACAGTGGGAAGTCGCCCATGGTTTCAGGTGGATTATCTTGACCATCGACAGCCCTTGCACGCTTCATGTACATTGAAAGCTGCTGATCCATTACCTGTGCCATGCTTGCAGACTGAGTGATAGCATAGGCAACCTTTGCAGCCATAGCGTGCTGCATCGCATTGATTAACGATACATCCCATGTGGTAACGTCTTCATTCTTGTAGATGTACGTCAGCTTGAGCGTTGACTCAGAGCATAGAATCTTGCGACCTTCCTGCCGATAATCTACCTCGTACCCGTACTCACCACACGAAACAATTCTTATCCAGTCAGACGGGAGAGTGAATTGATAAGTGTAATCAAACGCGGGTGCGTCAGTATCTGGCGCAATAGATACTCGTTTAGTCGCGCAATTCCAGAAGTGCGAACGTAGCACATCATCACGAACAGAATCGAACAGAGAATTACAAAGTCTGGCGCGGTCATTGTTCTCAGTCAAAGAATTGATAGGCTGTGCGCCCAACATCAGTAAAGCATTAGAACAAATACTCACATCAGTTGCCATGCACAACCCCTTTAGAATTAGGAAACCCCGCCACCGAAGCAGCGGGGAGTATTACTTAGTTACCTTCTGAGTAGAACACTAACAGACTGATTGTACCCGCAGCATCAGCAGCGGCAGTCAGTGTAGCGGTCACGTCATACATAATGTTCGGATCAGAAGTTGCGCCTGCGATTTCCCACAATTGCATTTCTACATCCTCAACACCATAAACAGCTGACTCGTGCTGAATCATTGTGCCAGCTATTGCGCCATCCTTGAGCGATACAGCAGACGCGAAGCAGTCAGCATCAACAACAGCAGCGCCATCAGCAGCAGTACGGTATAACCCGAAGTCTGCAATGGTAGTCGTGCCAATATCATCAGACCATAACTGCATACTAACGATACGTGCGCGGCTTGGCAGACGACAAAAGCGATACTTGCTCCCGATGTCATCGCCATTGGTTGTCTCAACGGTTCCACGAGCTACCTTTACAATGCCACCCTCCAGACCCTTTTTGTTGAGAGTCTGAGTGGATGCATCCGCATTGGTGACGATTGTACTTTTTACATTAACTACGGTCATAAATCACCCCTTAAGATGCAAAGATTTCATAAACTTTTTCTTCTTCGATGCGAACCGCACCCAAGGCCATTTTTGCATACACACGAGTGTTGAAGCCTTTAGAAGGATCAACACCTACTGTGATGGTCTTGTCTTTGCCGATTCCCAATGCAACACCTGATTTAGCGAATGCATACACGCACTTGCCAGTTGCAGGATAAACACCAGTACCGCCAGGGCCAGTTGTAGTTGTACAAGCAGGCACGAGGTTAGTATGGATCAGGTTGAAGCCCATCACCTTACCAGTCTTGATGTTGCCAGCGTGCCAATCTGCAATGGTGTTGTACTCAGCAGTGGACAACGTGCTGTCAGTGAGCAGGTCGCCCAACGCACTAGAGCCAATCACCATGTACAACTCTTCGCCTGTTTCTTCATCGCAGTCGTTAGCACGGAAATATTCACGAGCAGCAATCAGCTTGGCTTTGTTCAGAACTGCGTTAGTTAGCTCACGGTTAGCAGCAGCCATTGAAGCAGTAGTACTCGCACCTGAACGGGCAGCAGCGCCCAAAGCAGCAATGATTACGGCATCCTTCGCACGGTTCAGACCACTAATCATACCCTTCACATAATCTGACTTTGGATCAATCAGAGTACGCACGAGGTCAAGATCATCAATCATATCGCCATCTTCCCAGTCGTAAAGGTCGATGTAACGTGTTGAATGCGCTTGTTCGTTGATTGGGGTATCACCGTGACGGACAGTACGGCGCTGTGCAGCACGCTTGCCAAGACGATTGATAGACTTTGATGCGCCTTGAATGTTAGGCACAACAGTAACAGCACGCTCAAGAACAGATTCAGTCTGTTGCGCTACATGCATGAAGTTGTCAGCGAACTGCTGACGAAATGCTTCTGTAATTTGATTGGACATAATATGTCCCTCCGGTTGATTGATTTGATTTGTTCGAGTTTGTCAGCACCATGCTGGACTCTATAAATCCACCGTTATCACCGAAGTGGCGGTAGTTGCAGGGAATAGTACCTACAACCACCATCCGGTTTCCTGTATTTAACCAAGCCCGTGGGCAGGGGCATTGCCGTACTGTTTCGCGTACATCTCTTCCTGCTTGCGTAACAGTCCTGCCCTGCGCGGATCGTTGGACTTCATTTCCATTAGCTGTTGGGTAATAGACTGCGATGCCTCGGCAAACTGTTCAGCCGGTATCATCTGCATAGCCTGGGGAGCTGAATCTTCCCGCATCCCATTGCCAAACATGGCAGCAAACCTGATAAACGCCGGGTCATTGCCGTACTTGTCCATAAGATACTCAGCGTCATCACCTGCCACTGTAGAAACAGCACGATAGGCATCAGACAGACCGGCTTTCAACGATGCGTCATCCTTCCATGTTGTTTCTTTCAGCGTAGCAATAGCATCATTCGCCCGTAACTCAGAATGCGCTTCAATGTCAGACGGCAATACTTTTAGATATTGGTCAAGCACATACGACACCTGTGCATTGGTCAGACCATGCTGATGTGCGCCCTGCATGAAGTCCTGCATAACAGGGTCATCTTTGATGTCTTCAAACGCTATCGGGGTATCCTCGCTAAAGGTTACCTGATATTCATCAGCAGACTTTGGTGGAGCATCGCCACTGCCTAGCTTTTTCTCCAGATAGCTATATGACTCTGCCATCTTTGCCGATGATGCTTCGAGGTCAACAGTGCCATCCTCTTTCAAGGTGCGGAACTTCTCAGGTATCTTGTCGGCTGGCGTTGCTGTTACTGGTGCAGCTTGGGTTTCTTGTGCTGCTTGTTGTAGTGCGGTAGGTTCTTGTGTTGTCTGTTCGTCAGTTGTCGCTTGCGCGGCTGCTTCATCAGTCATTTGAATGTGCCTCATTTAGTTGGGTTATGATGTAGTCTAATACCGCCATCTGCCCCGCCTTGTATGCGGTTTCAGTTGTCGATTCGGGTGTGTAGGGGTTCTTCCAATACATTTGGGTGAGATGGTTCAACACCGCCTCACCATTACCCCTGTCTTCAAATACTTTCGCAAACGTGAAGCAATCAACCTTAACCGGCATTCATTGCCCCCTGTGCAATTTGTGGAGCTGCACGGGTTGCCATCTCAGCAATCATTGCTTGCTGTTGCTGTTGTTGTTGTTGTTCAGCACGCTCTGCCCTTTCCTGCTCGACAACCTGCTTCTTCTTGATTATCTCGGTAGGTGCGCCCATGCCTTCCTGTAACAGCCTGACCATTTCATCACCATCAATCAGGTCTAATACTTCAGGCTTCATCTGTGCAATAGCACCAACATCCTGCATGAACCGCTCAATAGCTGTGATGTCTTCCAGCTTCTGCGCTCGTGCCATAGGGCTGATGTACTTAATCTTGTACTCTTTGCCCAACAAAGTCTCAGGAGGCTGTGAGAACACGCCAGCACGGTACAGAATGCCGAACACGCGCTCAATGAGAGGCTGTAGGTACTCAGCTTGAAACCTGCCAAACACTGGGCCAAGTAGCTGCCTAATCAACTGTTGACGCACATGAACCTCGGTCGCAGTCATTGCGGGCCCGTCTTGAGGTTGTAGCTGGTCTGACATCAGTATCTTACGGATAGATGCCTGTGCCAGCTTTATTTCTTCTTGCGCTAACTGCCAATTGCCAGGAGGATTCAATGGCTTCATCGAGTCTACAGAGTTGGCAACGATAATCTTACGCGGGCCAACCTTGATAGACCGAGGGTTTAATACCCCGTCATCTTCTGCAATCCACATGCCTGCAACGTTTAACTCAGCATTTGCCAAGTGTAGCGTCTTCATCTTGTTCAACATCATTGAATCAGGCAGTGCGTCTAGGACTGGGCCTACCCCGTAGAATGTATCAGGCACTCTCACCCAACGAGGTATGACACAAGGGAACTCGTGATAGCCTGACTCTTTTACTGTGTGCTTGTGGTCTATCTCAATAGTGACAGACTCGAACGGCATTTCTTTCGCATTCTTTGGGTTGTCAATCTTGAGTGATCTAGGCTGTATCTGGATAGCCAGCTTTACAGAATCGTCACCTTTCTTGTCAGCGACCATCTGACGCACTTTCTCGCTAACCTTATCCTCACCAAACTCCCTGACGCATTGATTAGCCGTCAATGAATACTCGCGTACTACCGTATCAATCCGACCATCAGCACGGGTTGACGTGATGTAACATGAAGCAAGCGGCCACTGTTGAAATACCAGACCGCCTTTCTCTTTGTCTTCCTCGACATACAGGCAAAACCAGCCTGCTATTACCACATCTCCCAAGGCTTCAAAGCTTTCAGCGTCAAAGTTACTAGCGTGGATGTTGTTGTATATGGTTTCAGCGGCATCGTCTAGCCATTGTTTCTCGTCTTCGCTTGACTCACCAACGTCCAACTCGAACCACTGGGCATTACTAGGGTGCAAACCGGAGGCGATTGACGATGATAGCAGTCGAACACTATCCCCTGTCACGCCATCCATTATCCGTGCCTTGGCAGACGGAAGACTCGTGCCGTCCATGATCTCACCTTCAAGGCCATGCGCCCTAACAGGTGACGATACTAGATAGCAATCACGCCAGATTGATTCAAGCGGTGATCGGACAGATTTAAGCTGTGCAAGTCTTTTGCAGAGCTGTTGAGCATCAACCGCCAAGTTTCTTTGCTCCAGAGGTTGCGCTGGCTTGCATGGTGTTTGCCTTGGCTGCACTACCAGCTGCCTTGGCTTGCATCATCTTGCCCTTCGCTTGCCTAGCCTCTGCCGCTTCCTGGTTTGCAGTTGCTGCTGCCTTTGCCGCTGCCGCCTCTTGCTCTGCTTTGAGATCACGCTCAACAACCTTTGGCGGTGCTTTGGGCTTCTTGGGTTTTGATCCGCACATAATACAATCCTCTCAATGTTGCGCGATTGTCATACATCACGGCATCCGGTTTCCTGTATGTCGGATAATTGGAGGCGATGCAACTACAGTCTCCCACAGGTCCATCAGGGCAATGCCGTCTATGTATCTAGGTGAACAGGTGTCTGTTGTCCAACTGTGAACCGTTGTACGAGGCACTCCAATCGAGCTGCTAATCTTGTCTAGAGTGTATCCACGGCCTTTCAATTCAACGATGACCCGAAACCAATCTATCTGTCTATCCTGACGCGCCGAAAAAGCTATTCGCGTTTTAGCATCTATATTGAAGTTTGTCAATATAGCAACCATTCTCATTTAGCCTTGTAAGTCTTTGTCGGTTGATAGTATCCAGTGGCAGAAGTTGCCATCTGAATCTAAGGCGTTGATTCTAATAGTATTGTCGTTGATCTTAACGGCTACCCATCCCATCGGGAGTGAATCTCTGTCTGATACCAATCTATCTATCTCTTGCTGCATCATGCACAGCCTGGCAGATAGTCGGATTACCTCTGACTCTGGATCGTTGGCGAGTATCAGTTCTTTAATGTCTGTCATTCTGGCCTTGGTGCTGGCTTGGTGTAGACACCATCGCGTCTAGGTACTGGTCGCGTGGATATTGGTGGCAACTCTACCGGCTTTGCTTCTGGCTTTGGCTTGTTCTTGCTTCCCTTTGCTCTGCTCATGTTGTGCTGTCCATGAAAATATCAACTGCTGATTTCTTTTTCTTCTTGTTTGCTTCTGCTCCTGCCTTGCGTGCTGCTTCTGCTGCGTCCTTTTCTTTCAGCATCGTTACGGCATCTGACTTGGCTTCGGCTGCCTTTGCTACTGCTTCGGCTGCCAGCTCTGCTGCTGTCTTTGTCTTTGCCTTTACCCTCGTTGCTGCAACCTTGCCACCGTCAGCACCCCGTTTTATAGCAGTTGTGGCGCTTGATGCAGCTTGTCTAATGTCTTTCTTGTCGCCTGCCATAATGTTTCCCCGTGTTTATGTGATGCCGTATAATGCCCAATCATAACATATTGCAGATTATGATAGCAATGGATAATCTAGGTACTAATCACACAGGTGGACAAATAAATGTTTTTTACAATCGGGAAAATATACACCCACAACCATTACGGGCCGCTGAAATACCAAGGAACTACCCAGGATGCCGAGGGTACAGGCTTGGCATTTACTACGCATCAAAGCAATAAAGTAATAGTTAGGCCAAGAGAAATAGCTGAAACAATGAAAACTTGGGATACTGGCGTAGGTATTATCCACAATTCCACTGCCTGAGTTACTGTATAACATAGCGTCATGCCTTGAGCATATAACCCTGAGAGGAATTGCCATGATCGACTACAAGCACCTTTCCCGCCACAATCCCGTCCTGCTAGATGACGACCGGCCTACAGCATGGCAGCACTTTTGGCTCTTGGTGGCCTGCCTAGCGTGTCTAGTGCCGTTTGCCTACTCTCTCGCTGTTGTTATTGGAGGTGTCTAATGAAAGCCTGGGCTGAAATCGCACTAAACGCCGGATTCTGTGTGCTCTGCTTCGGCACTTGGAACACTACGACCTACTTTGCTGCTGATATTATCGCAGTGGCCAAGGAAATCATCGTGCTGTTGTTGAATTAATACCCGCTAGGCTTGTGGCTTCGCGGGTGCATCATCACTCACTCGACTTAAATCGTTAGCAAGGTATAGAAATGCACGATTATTATAGCAAAGGCTTGCAATGGTGGCAATGGTGCGATATGATTCGCCTTGTCTACTTGGCGGTGGATGAGAGAGGGCTTTATAGTGTGACCTGCGGCTAGGAACAAACCTAGTCACCGCCATCAGGTTACACCATACAGCCCTTTTTTGTTGCCTGAATTTTGACAAACCCTGTGAATAGTGTGGTCGCATCGTGCCATTCAGGATAAAAGCGAGTTTGTAGATTGCGCCCTTGATGACGGGGCGTGTCTGGATGACATAAAACAGCGTATGTGACGGGATACTTGGGCGACTTTTGGGGCAGTGTCAGGATGACGAGCCTTTGCTGATAGTGACAGTCTGCAATGATTAGGTAATTACGTATGGTGGTTAGGGTATCCCTGAACTACAGTCATCAGTGATAACTATGTTAAAAAGGAAATCAAATGGCATACATAGACCCAAACGACACCTACAACCGCAAAGGATCAAAGCACAATATATCCAGAGAGGATTATCTGTGTGACCCTCGAAAGTACGCTAAGAGCGGCAATCAATTACCACACGCAAAATTAAACCAGTCAATAGTGCGGAAAATACGGATACAAGCCGAGCATGGTATTACTGCAAAATCACAGTCATCGGAATATGGCGTTCATATCCGAACCATCGAAGCGATCAGGAGTTACAAGACATGGCGGAATGTGTGAGCTACCAGGATTTTATCCGGAATAAGAAACATTCTCTATCAGATAATGGGTTTAAAGCTAATTGGATACCAGATAGTGCGTTTGATTTCCAGCGAGCAATTATTGAAAAGACAGTACAGAAAGGCCGCTATGGTGTATTTGCCGACACTGGACTAGGAAAGACACTAATACAGCTATCAGTAGCCTATAACGTGGTTATGTCAACAAATAAGCGGGTATTGATACTTACCCCTTTGGCTGTAGCGTTCCAGTTTCTTAATGAGGCACAAAGGATAGGTATTGACGACATAGAGCAATCAAAGGATGGAAGGTTTACAAAAAAGATAGTTATCGCTAATTACGAAAGGCTGCACCATTTCAATCCCGATGATTTCGAGTGCGTAATGCTGGATGAGTCAAGCATACTTAAGAACTTTGCAGGTGCTACCAAGGATGCCATCATCGCTTTTATAAAGCGCGTCAGGTATAGATTCCTAAGCACTGCCACACCAAGCCCTAATGACTTTATCGAGCTAGGAAATAGCTCGGAAGCACTTGGGTATATGGGATATATGGATATGCTTGGCAAGTTTTTCAAAAGCAACCAGAACAGCGTAGACTCCACAAACAGGAATATAGGCGAAAAGTTTTACCTGAAGCCACACGCAGAGTGGGACTTTTTTGCATGGGTAAACCAGTGGGCAATAATGGTAAAAAAGCCATCGGATATAGGAAACTTTAGCGATGAACTTTATAAGTTGCCTCCACTGATAACAAACAATCATGTAGTTCACAACAGCAATACATGGTGCATAAATGGTCAGGAGTCTTTGTTTGCAATGGCAGCTAAGACAATGTCAGAGGTAAGGGTTGAACAGAAACAGACCACTATCGAAAGATGCGAAAGAGCGGTAGAGTTGGCAAATGGAAAAACATCGGTCTACTGGTGTAATACTAATGACGAGAGCGCCAACCTTTCAAAAATGGATCGTAATGCAAAGGAAATAATAGGATCAATGAGCATAGACAAGAAAGAGGAAATACTGATTGCTTTTGCAAATGGAGATATAGACAGACTGATAACAAAGGCATCCATGACTTCAATGGGTCTAAACTGGCAACACTGCAACCATACTGTATATTTCCCGACTTGGAGTTATGAGCAGTATTATCAGGCTATCCGAAGATTCTGGAGGTTTGGTCAAAAGCAAGAGGTCATAGTAGACCTTGTTATAAGCGAAGGGCAAGAGCGAGTGATGGAAGCACTACAACAAAAGACACAGAAAGCGATTGATCTATATGAAAACCTAGTAAAGAATGCGAATAGAAGTTTCACAGAAACAAAAAAAGAGTTTAATCAGACAATCACATTACCGGAGTTTTTGAAATGAGCGATATTAAGGATCAGGAAGTAACGAAAAACTACGCAATTTATAACGGAGATTGCATGGATGTATTGCAGTCGATACCGGATGAATCGGTAGACTTATCAATATATAGCCCACCATTTGCAGGACTGTACAATTACAGCTCAAGTGAGCGTGATTTTTCAAACTGCGAGAATAAAGAGCAATTTATTGACCAGTATGATTATCTGATTGCTCAAATGGCTAGGGTTACAAAGCCTGGCAGGATAACAGCGGTTCATTGTACTGATGTTTTTGACAATGCTTGCAGGCTATGGGACTTCCCGCACGAGATAATCCGCATACACGAGAAGTACGGATTCCAGTACAGAAACAGAATCACTATATGGAAAGAGCCATTGAAGGTAAGAATGAGGACAATGGTTAAGAGCCTGATGCACAAATTGATAGTAGAGGACTCAACACAATGCTTCACGGCCATGCCTGACTATGTGCTTATACTGACAAAAAAAGGCGACAATGCAGTGCCAGTAACCCACTCATGCGGGTTTAAGCGATATGCAGGAGATACCCCAATACTGCCAAACATCCTACAGGCTTGGAATAACGCCAATGAATCAAAGCTAACGGCTGAGGAGTTGTGGGACACTCTGAATAAAATGTTTTATGACCACGAAGATCCAAAATCAAACAAGCTGAGTCATTATATTTGGCAACGTTACGCGTCAAGCGTTTGGGATGACATTCGTATTGATAATGTTTTACCTTTCCGTGATGCGAGAGAGGAGGATGACGAGAAGCACGTCCACCCGTTGCAGCTTGATGTTATCGATAGACTGGTTGATCTATATTCTAATATCGGAGAAACAGTGTTAACGCCTTTTATGGGAGTTGGTAGCGAGGTTTATAGCCCTGTTTCGTTAGGACGCAAGGCAATCGGAATCGAATTAAAAGACAGCTATTTCAAGCAGGCAAAAATAAATCTTTCTCTGGCTGAAAGTCGTTTCACTGATGAAGTGTTCGAACCTATGGACTTATTCGCGTGACGAAATGTTCCCGCTGCGGTAAGAGGCTAAAGCAAGTCTATTATCATGGCGGGGAAATTTACGGGTCAGAGTGCATAAAGCTGTTTATCAAGATCAAATATGGACATAACGTAAAAGTAACCAAGGCTGATGAATATGACACACAAACCGACATGTTTGCCCCTGCTACTACAGGACAGCATAGACCGATCACTACTTGAATCATTTGTCGAAGCAAGGAAGCTGGACATTAAAAAGCCAATCAGTGCGCGCGGTATTGATATGCTGATTCGCAAGCTGTCCAGATTGGAGCAGGAAGGCCACTGTCCAAACCTGCTATTGGAGAGAGCGATAATACAAGGATGGCAGGATGTTTACGCAGACGACAGCACAAAGCGCCAGGATAGCTTTATAGCGCTTCACACAGACAAGTCATGGCGACCTGACACCGTAGTACCAATAGACAGATCATGGGCAGAGGGGCTTTAGTGGATATTACGTATATAGATTATGTGCAGGGTATGGATAATGAACACATCAACCAAGGAGATGCAGACATGACTATCTACACTGGAATACCATCCAACATGACATACAATCAAGCAAAAAACGCAGCAAACTCGACAAACCAAAACATTATATTTGCTGGTGAAGCTGGTAACGGATGTAGATTTGAAGTGTATTTTTGCCCACAGCGCAACAGACAAATATGGACAACAGTAACCGCTAATGGAACTAGAATTGTATGAATCGTGAAGTATGCGAGCATTTTAACCCAGTAGGATTGTGCGATAAATGCAAAGGTTTTAAATTATGCCAAAGGCACTTAATGCACTACTCTGGCGTTATGTGTGCAGTTTGCGAGAGAGATAATAAACGATCTAAAAAACTAATGATGGAAAAAATGCGTAGAGATAGAAAGCGAGACGGCTTATTAAGGTGCGAGTTTTGGCTCACACTAGAACAGAAAGAGCGAGTCTTAAAGTACGTGGCGCGGGTTAAACGTGACGCATAACCCCAAGCTAACCGGCGCGAAGCGTCCGGTTGAATGAGTTTTTATATGACACATAGGAGAAACGAATGATAGTTACAGGCAAGGTACACGGTGCAGCAGCAAGAAAATACTATGACTACTGCTACAGGAAGCCCGTTAAAACTAGGCTCGATATTTTTTCGATTGATCCTTTGCATGAATACCCGAGAATAGTGGAAAAGCCCATGTACTCTGCAGAATGCAAAACTGTTGATCTTGCGGATTACGAAGCAGTTATTGGCGCAATGAACGAGAAAGGAGAAAGACGTTTAACCATAACAATGCTGCCTAATGAGTACACGCAAGCCGAAGTGCCGTTGATAGTCTACGAGATGACAATAAACGGGATATTACCAAACAGAGGATTCTGTATTGATGAAGCTATGAGCCGATGTTTCAGTGGCATATAACCCCAAGCTAACCGGCTTGTCCGGTTGAGCGAGTTGTTATGCGGCACTGTATGAATTAACAGTAAAAATAATTGGAAATAGTGCTTGCAGGTAACGCGTTACTGTGTATAATGAACACATCGACTGCGGAGATTCAGACATGATTACCAAAACAAAAACTTTTAGCCTAAAAACTGTTGACTTTGCAAGCGGCAAAAAAGTATCGCCACCGCGTGAGTTTTGGGAAAAGTGCGATTGCTGCGGTAAAGCCATTGTTCAAGGTGTTGTGATGAGTAACGGCGACAAGATAGGCGATGACTGCTACGAAGTTGTTTCTCGCGTTCCTTATGAGATTGCCGCAAAAGGTAGCGCGGATGGCCTCTTTAAGATGTTTGGTACTCGCAAAAACGTGCAGAAATACGCTTTAGAGTGTGCGGAATGAGAGCTAGGCAACCATTGACTTTAAGGCAAGCGCAGTGTCACGCGGCTGATATGGGACACAAGGAAGGGTGGCCGCGCAGTTATTATTGGATTTCTGTTTGGTGGAGGTTAAGCGCAAGGGAAAGTGGCAACCCACAGGAGTGTTTGCGATACAGCAAAAATCAGCAACAGCTTTACGCGGATATTATAAGGAGGCCAGCGCATTATAAACTGCAAAAGGCAATAACAAATAAAACAGACTGGCAGATTTTTGAGAGCGGAAAGGCATGAAAGCAAAGAGCGAGTTGATGCGCAACACACGCGCAAACAGAAAGAAAAACGGTCTGGTAGAGCTGCGCTTGTGGCTCACACCAGAGCAGAAAGAGCGCGTCCTAAAGTACGTGGAGCGATTTAAGCGTGACGCATAACACTAATTAGAAATCACCTGACGTATTTAATTACGTCACAGCACTGGGAAAGTAGGGTTTATGAAGCAACGCAAGTGCATGAACTGCGCTACACCATTCACACCTGACCGCATGGGGCAGAAGGCTTGCTCTCCAAGGTGCGCGTATCAGTCTGTCGAGAAAGCGAAGGACAAGGCATTTGACGCAGTTACACGCAAGAAAAAGAAGGAGCTGAAGGAGCAGGATAGAAGCTACTGGATTAAATTCGCTCAACGTACATTCAACGAATACATCCGAGCGCGTGATAGCGGTCTGCCATGTATTAGCTGCGGGGTTATCGACCCACCATTTACAACGGGAGGTCAATGGGATGCAGGCCATTTTAAGAGTCGTGGGGCTTTCCCAGAAAAAAGATTCATGGAAGATAATTGCCATCGACAATGCAAGAAATGCAATGGGGGAGGGGGAAAGTTTAGTCACAAAGCGCGTACAGTTGACGAGCAATACGAAATCAATCTGATTGAGCGCATAGGGATTGATAGAGTTGAGGCAGTGAAAGCACCGTTACCACCTGCGAAATATACGATAGATGAATTGAAGGCCATCCAGTCGCACTACAAAGCTAAATTGAGAGGGTTGAAGAATGTCTGAGCTGCTACTAATCAAGCGCCACGGCTCACTGCACCCGATGACCGAGGCAGATACCGAGACTCTGAACGCGATGGAATCCGGTGCTGTGTATCGCATGAAGTGGAGCAAGCCTCGTAACGGGCAGTTTCTAAGGAAGTACTTTGTGCTGCTAGATGTGCTATTTGAGCTGTGGACACCTGATAACGTTCAGCATGGCAATCGTCTTGTATCAGAGAAAAATATCGACCTGTTTCGAGAGCAGCTTACCATTGCAGTCGGTCATCACGACATTTACATCGGCATAAACGGGCAGGCTAAAGCAGTCGCTAGGTCTATCAGCTTTGCCAAGATGGATGAGGTAGAGTTTGCCAAGCTGTACAGTAGGACTATCGACTACGCTCTAAAGCACATCATCACGCGGAAAGATCAGTCCTTTGAAACGATTGATAACTGGGTATCTGAGATAATGAGCTTTACATGACCATCACAGCAATTAAACCATCACACACCTGGCGGCCATGTGGCTGTCTTGTTCCAGTCGGCAAGAAGTGCGCTATACATAGGAGAAAGAGATGAAATATCCACATGATTTGCCAGCAGTATTAACCTATGGCGGTGGTACTAATTCTTCAGCAATTTTAGTAGAGCTTATCAAGCGCGGATATGAGCCGCCAGATTTAATAATCTTTGCTGACACTGGCGCAGAAATGCCGCATACATACGAGCACATTAAGATTATGAGTTCTTATGCTGTGAGGCATGGTTATCCAGAAATAACTTTTATAAAAAATGAACAGCAAAGCAAAAAGGGATCAATCGTTAATTATTGCATAAGCCATAGGATGCTCCCCGCTATTGCCTACGGGCATAAAAGCTGTTCAGTACAATTCAAAATAGAGCCTATGCAATGGTTTATAGATAGTACGTTTGGCAAAATGCACCCACATATAAGAATCGTTGGTTATGATTTTGACGAAGTGAAACGGTCTGAAAATGCTAAAGGAAAAAACAGGGGTGGCGATATAGACTGGTTTCCGCTTATAGAATGGGAGATGGGCAGGCAGGAGTGTGTGCAATCTTTGATTGATGCTGGCTTGCCAACTGCTGGGAAATCGTCATGCTTTTTTTGCCCAAACATGAGGCCGCACGAAATAAAAAAAATGGCAATTGAATACCCTGAACTGATTAAAAAAGCTATAGATCTTGAGGATTTAGCACAAGAGCGCAGAGCCGAAGACGGGAAACAGTCAGGCATTTACGGGCTTGGCAGAGCATGGCGCTGGAAAGACTTAATCGCCACGGATGATATGTTTGGCTTCACTGACCTTAACCGTGATGCGCCTTGTGGATGTTACGATGGTGACGAGTGAGAAAGTGTAAGCACTGCAAGCAGAAGTACACGCCTGTTAGACCTATGCAGACTGGCTGTGGTTTTGACTGTGACCTAGCACTAGCTACACGACCATTGATAACTGGGTGTCACAAATCGTAGATTTTTCTTAGAGGATACGCAGCATGACACCTGAAGACCTATTCAATTCATTCACGACAAGAGAAAAAACTGTTTTCCTTATGATGGTTGACAGCATACCGAATAAGCACATGGCAAGGTTACTTGGTATCAGCACTCGCACTGTTGAAATATACGTCCGTGGAGTAAAGACCAAGATTGCCAAGGCTCAGGAATCGGTAATTACCTATACAGCCTGACCTTAATCCATGAAACGATAGCAACTCAATCCGAGCGAGGAATTACCATGAACGCATTGCACGACATACAAACCAAGCTGAAAGTAGGCAAGGAAAATACCAACACTTTCGGAAAGTACAATTACCGCAACTGCTCAGACATTCTTGAAGCAGTCAAGCCGCTATTGCCCGAAGGGTTTAGCCTTTTGCTGTCAGACGAGATTGTGCTGATTGGTGAGCGGTACTACGTAAAGGCCACTGCAATACTATCCAATGGCAAGGAAAGCTCTGTAGTCACTGCGTTTGCCCGTGAGAGCTTCGATAAGAAAGGCATGGATGATAGTCAGATAACCGGAGCTTCTAGCTCATACGCCCGCAAGTACGCGCTTAATGGACTGTTTGCTATTGACGATACCAAAGATGCTGACAGCATGGATAACACTGGGCATAAAACAGCAACTAAAGCCGACACAGTAGCAGAAGATGCTCTTTACACGGCTGTCTGCGACAAGTGGCTAGACTCTCTTGTATGTATCCGTGAAGCCTTAAAGTCAAACGACTACAGCACAGCCAAGGAAGCATGGAACGAGCTAGACGCAGACGTTAAGTCAGCATTGTGGAAAGCGCCGAGCAAAGGCGGCTGGTTTACTACTCGAGAGCGTGAGCAAATGCGCTGCAATGAGTGGTCAGCGGCATAGGTACTATCCACTAGATACACCATCACAAGGACGTGATGCAATGAACCACCTAAACCAAACCCAGCGAGGAAATGCCACATGTCAGACATAATGATTTACGACCATCCAGACTTTGAACCAGCAATCCCATCTACTCCGGCTGATATGATTCACGAAATCATTGATCTAGCGCGTCAGTGCTACGAGCAGCGAAAGGCGTTTGTGTCAGTGCAGATATTCGGCGGCACTCAAGGCATTACAGTTATTTTGCACACTGATTTTACTGTTACAGAGTACGTTAATCTTGGCGAGTACATGCTAGTCCCTGTTGATTTTGACAAGTGCGAAATGATGAACTGCAACGGAGATGACGCAAT